CATAATGCGCACTGATGTAGTGGTTCTAATGGGCCTGTAAACACTACAGCAAATCCGGCACAAACCATTGAAAATCCAGAGATTCCAAGCCCACTATACTTTTTTGCTATGTTTGCCCAAGCTTGTTGCGCTTCGTACGTTTTCGCTTTATCAGCTGCTAAGTACACAAGCACAGTTTCCTTGTCCGCTCCAATAGCTTCAGCTAGAAAAAGAGCTTCTGTTTCAGTTAGATAGCGACTTCCATTTCTAATGTTCGACATTTTCTGTGTGCTGATACCCAAATCATGGGCAATCTGTTTATCTTGCACATAGTTCTTTGCCTTTTTATAGGCGTCTAACAGTTCATTTATGTACATTTCTGTTTTCCTAACAGTTTTCTATTTGATCATTCTAGCTCATGAGCATGCAAATTCGGGTATTTACAGTATGCAAATATGCATGTTTACTGTATGCAAATTCGGATACTCACTTAACTTGCTTGGTGTTGCTATGAAAAAACTCTCTACTCAGAACGCGATCATTCTTGATACGGAAACTACTGGTTTAGGTTCTCAAGCAGAAATTGTCGAGTTCACAGCTATTTGTGCTCACACTGGCAAAGTTATCGTGAACGAACTTGTTAAACCAACTTGTTCGATTCCTGCTGAAGCAACTGCTATTCATAGCATCACCGATGAAGACGTTAAGGATGCACCCGACTTTCACTTAGTCTTCTCAAACCATTTTCTTCCGCTTCTTAACGGTCGTCCAATCATCATCTACAACTCAGATTTTGATACGCGCTTAATTATCCAATCTTTGGATAAGCACTGTAACGCTGCTTACGTCCAATCCGTTCGCGATTTGTTTTTCAAGTTCTGTGTTCCTCAGTGCGCAATGCTTTGGTATGCAGAGTTCTTTGGTGTTTGGAATGAACACCATGAAGATTACAAGTGGCAATCACTTTCCAACGCTTGCGCTCAACAGAATGTTGATGTGTCTGACTTAACGGCGCACCGTGCACTGGCTGATTGTGAAATGACTCGTCGATTGATTCACGCCGTTAACTCACAGATTGAAAACCAAAACAATCAATATTGTGACAGCGTCACTAAGCCTAGTTCAGAGGCTTAATCCATGAACGAAGCTCAAATCATCTATTACGACTTGCTGCCTGACTACACGGTTTCTGTGTTGGTCAAAGGTTGCGACGAATGGGATTTGCTTAAATCCATGTCTCATCTTGAGTCTTGGGCTTCGTCTCAGTTCGTTTCTTATGAGTTGGTGTCCATCACCAACACGACTGTTGAACAACGTATCAATATGGGGGTGTTCGATGACTACTGCAACTAACATCCTTAAAAGTTTCGATGAGCAAAGCGTTCATATCGACTACCTGTGTTTTACGTTTGCCGTGAAGGATTTACGTCATTGTCACGATGCGGTTCGTCGATTGCACATGCATGAGGAATACAAAGGCTTTGCTAAATCTGGACTGTTACAGCGTCACTGTCGTGCACCTAAGTTCCCTGCTCCACCTGTGTTTAATCCGACGGTCGCTCAGACTTCCGACGAGATTGATGCGTACAACAAAGCGTTTGATATCTGCTATCGCAATTACTTAGAAGATTGCTTGCGCATCTTTACCAATCAAGTGCTTGGTTTGTCGCTGTCTGCGCCTCGCGGTTTGGGTTTCCAGTTCTACACCGAATCCATGAAACTGACTTCGCCAGATGGTGAGGACTTCTGCGGCTTCGTTGGTATCGGCGGTAACAATGACACGGTGCATTTCCAAATCAACGGAACGGGATGCAAGCATGTATTTGCCCGTCGTCCTACGTGGTCGCTACATGACTGGCTGACCAATGTGCTTGGTGTGCAAACTTTGGCGCGTGTTGACTTGGCCTATGACGATTACGACGGGATTTTTGATTGCGAATACGCTTACAAGGCGTGGCGTGACGACTGTTTCCGCACCGCAGAACGTGGTCGTGGCCCTGTGCTTCATGAAGATATGACCATTGCCAGTATCGGCAAAGACGGCAAACCGATTTACACCAAAGAGCAATACTCGATTGGTTCGCGTACCTCGCGCATTTACTGGCGTATCTACAACAAGGCTCTTGAGCAGAAACTCGCGAACACTGGCCTTGTCTGGTATCGCTCTGAGGTCGAGCTTAAAAAATGGAATGTTGATGTGTTGCTGAATCCTGCTGGCGCGTATGCCGCGCTCAATGATTTCGCAGCCTCGATTTCTACTGCAAAGAAATTCAATACCAAACCCGTCCCGACGAAACGCGCGGCGTTAGACCTGTTGGCCTCTGCGCACTGGATGCGTCGCCAGTACGGGAAAATCCTTAATTCACTTATCGAGTTCCATGAGGGCGACATTGAAACCGTGGTCGGTTCCCTTGTCCGTGATGGAACGAAATTCACCTTCCCCGATACCTACGGCAAGTTGGTGACTCACATATTGGAGACTTAACAAATGGCTAAATCCGTTTTTGTACTTGGCATGGATATCACTTGGAACTCAGCACGTGGTGACAGTGCTCAACTGAACGTGTCGCGTCCTCTACGTGAAATCAACTCGGAGAAATTCAAACGCCGCACTATCGGTGAATCGGGTGATGTGAATCCCCAATGGGATCAACCTTTGATGATTGATCATCAATACGCCCTATTACTTGAACGTACTGGTGCTCTCGTTCCTCGTCGTGAATACCAATTGCGTTTGGAGATTAACCCAGAAGACCCATTGGCGGGTGCCATCGTTACGGAACTCATCCCTGTGGATGACGACATCAAGAAACATTTTGAAGCCTCGCTAAAGGCTAAATAAGGAATTTCGTTATGCCTGTGTGTGCTCTACCTAACGCGGACGGTTTTCTCGCTGTCGTTCCTGACATTGAAGCGGCTTCATGCAGTGGTTATGTCATGGTGACGGCTCAAGAATATGACACGTTAATGAGCTACACACAGCTGACTCCAGGAGAGATATCTCAAGCGTTCGGCTTGGGTTTTACCTTGGTGTTCGTTGGCGGCTATCTCTCAACTTACGCCATCAAGATGGCAATACGTTTAATAAAACTACTTTGAGGAATCTGTTATGAAACGTCTAAACGCGCTTAAAAAGTTCGGTAAACAAGCGGCGGCAACCGTCACTGTTGCGGTGCTTTCTGTCCCTGCTATGGCGGCGGAAGGTGGTGCGGCTGACCCGTTCTCCGCTATCGACTTATCTGGTGTGGCAACCAAAATCGGCGCGGCAGGTCTGGTGATTGTCGGCATTACTATGGCTTACAAATCCATCACTCTTGCTAAGCGTGCTGTGAACAAGGCTTAAGTTTATGTTGGCCGTTCTCCACGATGTCCAACTCATCGTCTTTGTGCTTTTGGGTGGCATTGCCGGATACGTGGCCAGCCAAAACTTTAGAGGATAAGGGGGCTTCGGTCCCCTTTTTTAATGGTGAAAACGTGAATAAATCACTCTTTTTACTTCTGTTTTCGTGCTTGTTCTTATCACTTAATGCAAGCGCGGCTCAACCAACATATAAGGTTTCAGACGTTTCAGCTTATCCCGATTGTAAGTTGCTATTGGGTATGAGAGTTAACCCTGCCTCTTATGTCTCTTGTTATGAAAACAAGTTTGTTAACTACAAAGATTTTTCTACTAAGTCCTGTTATTTGAGGCATGGCAAATACGTTGTAGATATCATGTGTCACACAACCAGTGCTTCTTGGCCTCTTTATCGTGCAGCAGGATTCTTTCAAAATTCAGCTCAATGTCCTCCCGACCATGAAAAAGTAGAAGACGGGTACGTCGTCTCATGTGAACCCATCGTTCCTGCATGTGAGTATGGTGAAAACCCTGACGGCACCTGTATGGACGCTTGCCAGTTCAAAAAATCCATTGATGAAACCAAGCTGCTTCAATGGGTTGCGTACGTCTACGGTGAACAAGTCACTGGGGCATGCTATGGCGACTTTGGGGCAACCCGTTGCGAACTAGGACGCGTTCCCAGTGATACTACGCTTTGTACGGATGTTGAGTCTGGTCAATGGACTCAAAACACATTATGTCACGGTAACTTCCAGTTCACGGGCAATCAATGTGAAGGCGGCACACTCTTCTGGGGTAAAGATGGCCCTGACACTCCTATCATTCCTGATGACCCAATTCATGACCCTGACGACCCAACAGGCGACATCGAAGACCCTAGCGTATTACCTGATGGCTCAACCAATACGGTGAATCCACCGGATACTGAGAAAAAGCCGGATGTTGAAGACCCTGATACTGATGATTCAACAGACATGGCAGTATTGAATGCGATTAAAGGCTTGAACTCGGATGTCAACAAGGCGCTAAATGATATGAACATCGACATCAATCAAGCCAGTGCTGACGTTCAAAACCAAATCATTGCATTGAATGCGTCGATGGTCACCAATACGCAAGCCATTCAAAAGCAGCAAATCAACGACAACAAGATTTACGAAAACACTAAGGCCCTTATCCAACAAGCGAATGCTGACATCACCACGGCCGTGAACAAGAACACCAATGCCATTAATGGTGTGGGTGATGATGTAGAGAAAATTGCAGGGGCAATGGATGCTATCGCGGAGGATGTTTCCGGCATTTCCGACACCTTAGACGGCATTGCCAACACAGATACGTCTGGCGCAGGTACGGGTGGTACGTGTATCGAATCTCAAACCTGTACAGGTTTTTATGAGTCGGCCTATCCCGATGGCTTAGGTGGTTTGGTGTCCGGTCAGTTAGACAATCTCAAACACAACACCATCGACAACTTTGTCAGCTCGTTTGGTGACCTCGACTTATCCAGTGCCAAGCGCCCTTCTTTCGTGCTCCCTGTGCCGTTCTTCGGTGACTTCAGTTTTGAAGAGCAAATCAGCTTTGATTGGGTGTTCGGTTTTATTCGTGCGGTGCTCATCATGACGTCAGTTTTTGCAGCGCGTCGTATTATTTTTGGAGGTTAATATGGATTGGTTAGTCGATTTATTTAACAAGCTGTTGGTGTTCCTCTATCAGCTTTTAATCTCGCTGGTCAACATGCTCAAAGACCTGTTCTTTTGGGCGGTTGAGCAAATCATGGCAATGGTGAATCTATTGCTCTCGGGTGTGTTCTCCCTATTCGCTCCGGTCGATATGAGCCAGTACATGACCAGTATTCCGCCTACGGTGGCTTGGGTTATGGCTGCGGTCGGTGTGCCTCAATGTCTGTCCATCATTCTGGCCGCCATTACGGTGCGTTTGATGCTGCAATTGATTCCGTTTACGAGGTTAGGCTCATGATATACGCCATAGCAGGGAGACCAGGTGGCGGTAAAACCTATGAGGCTGTTGCCTATCACATCATTCCGGCTATTAAAGATGGCCGTAAAGTCATCACCAATATCACCTTAAACATTGATTGGTTCGTTAAGGTGTTTGGTGAAGATGTTCGAGAACTCATCAAAATCGTGGATGGTCGTTTAACGGATTTCGGTTCAACCTCGCGCCCGTTCAGCCAGATTGAAGACTACTCCGACGAATGGCGTAATGAAAAAGGACAAGGGCCACTTTATGTGGTCGATGAGGCGCACATGAGCTTGCCAAGTCGAGGCTTGGCCGCGCCGATTCTAGAATGGTACTCAATACACCGTCACTACGGTGTTGATATCATTTTGCTTACGCAGAACATCCGCAAAGTGCATCGAGACATTAAGGACATGATTGAAGTGACCTACCGATGCACAAAGAACACGGCCATGGGCTCAACCAGTTCTTACACCAAGAAAGTGCAAGATGGTTGTGCCGGTGAAGTGGTGAACACCTCTACCCGATTTTATAAGTCGGAATACTTCCCGTTCTATAAGAGTCATTCGCAATCCAACAAGCAAGTACAAGAAGCCGAAGCAAAAGACATTCGCCCGTTCTGGAAGCGTTGGCCTGTCGTCGGAACGGTGGTGCTGTTATCGCTTGGATTGGTTTTCAATATCTGGGCTTGGTGGCCAGAGTCAGAGCAACCGCCCGACCCCGTTAAACCACCACAACCAGTACAAACGCAGCTGCCTGACGGAACGCCAACGGTAGATACGGCAGAAACCAAAGCGAGGAAGAAAAAGAAAGCATCAGGGTTCGGGCCTTTGGAAGATTACGACTTCTACATCACCGGATACGCAAAGCAAATCGCCTACGCCAAACGGCTGAAGTATGCTGCCGAACTCGACCGTGACCTGACGTTCTACAAGATATACATCGATGTGTACGATGGTCGCGACAAGCTATTCAGTTTCGATCATCTGGACTTGGTAAAGATTGGGTATCAGTTCGAAGTGTTGAGCGATTGCGTGTATCGAGTGACTTGGGAAGAAACAGAGAGGATTTTCACGTGCGGCCAAAGAGAAAAGCCATCAGACATATTGCAGCAAAACATGCCTGTCCATATCTAGACCGCTCGCCACAGCGTCGAAGCTAGCGCAGTCTGCGTAGACCGAGGAAGCGGAACATGTAGGACACCAAACCTTGGCACTTCCACACCGAACTTAATCATGGGGCTCTATACGAGCCCTTTTTTATTATGTGCGCGGTATTGCGAGCATTTTGGGAGGGGCCCGCTTTGCGGGAGGGACCTAAAAGCGGAGCAAACCCCCGAATCTGTATTACGGGGGTAAATTCCACCACACTCCAACTTTCTAACGTTTAACTTTGAATGGTGACTTTAGTTAATTTTTTAGAGCTGAGCGTTATCACTATGCAATAGTCTGATTATAATTGGGAAGCTAACGTTGGCAGTTAAGTATGAGGAAGCTAAGAATGAACCCATTAAAAAAGCCCAAGGCAAATTTAAAGAGAAAAGTTGCTAAAGCGACAGGTATTCCAACAACTAGATCAGGCAGAAAACGTAAATCAGAGAGAATGCAAGGGTATCTTTTTATCGGAGTATTGGTTCTTATTCTTTACATATTTAATAACTAGTTCAGCCAAGTAGGTACACTGATTAACTATGTGCATCACAAGGGATGTTTAAATGAAATATAGCCTGAGAATTCTAGCTTTGGGTGACTACCCTGAAGTAAATCTTACACAAGAAGAATATGACAGCATTATTCATGCTCAAAAGGTATTGCACTCAGCTATGGCATTAGAAGAGAAATATGAGGTTCTAATTTCTAATTTTCTTGAGCTTGAAAAAGACAGTTTATGTTTAACCGCGAACTACATGATGGGGCGGACTCAAAACTATAATGATTTTTTCGACGTTAGATCTACGTTTAACCGGAGAATAGTAAATTTATTAACTTCAACAAGACTGTATCTCGATCAATATTGCCAACACGTAAAGGATATAGATGCCGAACTTGCCTCAGATGTGAAGAAGGAGTTTTCGGCGCAATATGATACTAACTTCGCGTATCGATTTATGGAAGCTCTAAGGAATTATGTCCAGCATAGAGGGTTAGCAGTTCATAAGACAACACATCCTTCACAATGGGTTGATTTTGAAGGTGAAAAGTTACTCGAACATCAAACATTAGTGTTTGCGCTTAGAGATTCACTCGAGGAAGATCCTGCATTTAAAAAGTCTGTGTTACGCGAAATGCCGGAAAAAGTTGAGCTACTTTCAGCATCTCGAAAGTATGTTTCGTCAATCGGGTATGTTCATATGTATATTCGGGAGCATATTGCTACCTTAGTAACTAACGCAAGAGAAAAAATCTCTTCGACCATTTCTAACTATGAAAAGATAAATAATGACAGAGCAATTGGCTTATGTGTTTTTGCGTATAAAGATAATAGTTGTGTGAACAGAAAATTTCTAACGTTGGAATGGGACAATGTCAGATGTGAACTTGTCAGAAAAAACAATAAAATCCACTGTTTGGGTGAAAGCTATGTTTCAGGGAAAGCGGTGAAGTAGAAACTTTTAGTTTTGTTTCATTAAAGGCTCCATTTGGAGCCTTTCTATTACACCATTTTCTTCAGTACACGTGCGTACTTTAAAATTCGATGAGCGATCTTAATATCATTTGAAGACCCTAACTCTAGGAGTGCAACTCCAATTAAAACTTGCTGAGCGGTAACCAACTGCCCTGTCGGAAGTTCTAGGCGGTCATGCCTCATTACGAAGTTTTCCCAATCTTCACATGAGCTAAGCTCTCTCCCCTTATTCATTCTCATTAAGCGCTTACACTCCGGAGGAATGGATTTCCCCTTGTCCCATTCCTTGACCGTTCTCACAGTTTTTAAACAAAGTTTGGCAGCTTCTTCGACGGTTAAACCACATTCAAATTCACGAAAAATATAGTTTTTAGTCATTTCGTGATACTTCATTGAATTGTCCCTCAAAAGAGAGACATTTTATAGGATACGCATATGCAATCGCATTCAACATAAGCGCCCATAATGCGCACTGAT